TCGTACTGATGAGAACGGTAATCCCGTTATAATTGAAGCAGAGGTTGCTGCGGCGCTAGTCTTATTAGAGAACCCCGCAGAACTCATTGGCGCAATATTCGATGACCCAGGTCAGGTCTTAACAGCACTCGGAAATATCGGTGCTGATATGTCTCCAGAAGAACGAGAAGAAGCAACCAAAATGGTGGTTGCAACTGTTATCGCTGCTGGAGCGGCTCTTAATGCAGTCGGTGCAGCAGTCGGTGGTTCACCCGCACCAAGTGGTGGTGGGGGGAGCAGTAACTCTGGAGGTGGAGCACCTTCTGGAGATAGTAGGGCCGTTAGGAGACGCAAGCCATGAATCTAATTAAGAAGTTAGCACGAGACTTTATTGAGCAAACCTGGACACTTCTTGGAATGTTCATTGCCTGGGTCGTTTTAGACGGTAGCGCTAAGACAGTAGTTGGGTATGCAATTTTGTTCAGCCTTGGTGCTTGGGCAATTACTTACCCTATTCGTAACCCAAAGGAAGAAGATTAATGAAATCAATAGGTAATATTTTATTAAGAATTGTTGCTACTTTTGCAGCTAGCGGACTTTCAGTTATTGGTGCTGGAGCAATTGCAGGCGTGGACACTTTAACGGCTGTTGCTGTTGCTGGTCTTACCGCTGTTGCCGCAGTAGTAGAGAAGCTAGCACGTGGCTTTATGAATGACGGCAAGCTTGACCTTGACGAAATTAACGCGGCATTTGCTGCAGTTGATACAAAGGCTAAGAGCGCAGCTGACCTTCAAGTAGAAGCTAAGCAAAACGGGCACAACATCACAATTGCTGCTGGAACAGGCGCAGTTAGTTATGCAGCCGCAGAAGAGCTGTCAGCTGCTCCAGCTAAGGTTGGAAATCACCAACCAGACGCACATGACCCAGACGACGAGTGGGATAAGGACTAGTTCCTTAAAAACTAAGCCGCATAAGGCACTCTAACGGGTGCTTTATGCGGTTTTACTATTAGAAAGCACCTACAATCGGAGTATGACAATGCTGAGTAAGGGATATAAGCGCTCTGGTGGGCAAGGCGGTGGCAGCAAAGGCGTAGCTGCAAGCGGAATTGAGGCTCTTAGCTCTAGAGCTAGCACTGGTTCTCGCAAATCTATGCCAAAAATGGCATCAACCCAATCAGCAACTAAAGCAATTTACAAAAATAAAGCTAAAGAGCAACAAAAAGCTAATAGATACGTAAAAACCTCATCAACTAAGCCTGCTCCAGCTAAAAAAGCACCTGCAAAAAAAGCACCAGCTAAAAAAGCAGTATCTTCTAAACCAAAATCTGAAAAAGCGTTGTCAGCAGAGTATAAAAGTGTAGGTTCTGATACCTCACACCTACCACCAGTTAACTTAACGGGCAAACAATTCAATGGCAAAGCGTAAAAGAAGCAAGGCTTCTATAAAATCAGAAATTACCGCCTCAACTACCTCTTCAGTTAAGGCAGATACGGCGTCTCGCCAATTTAGGGACCGTAAAACCTTTGTCATGTCACCTATTAAGCCTAAAGACACTCATGCGCTACAATGGAACCGTTGGTCCCCATGAGATATAAGGAGTTTTTACAAGCAGAGCCTAGACCAATACAGGTTCAAGACTCTAGATTTGGTTTACGTAAGTTCTTTACAACGGATAAAGAAAAACCTAGTATTGTCGTCTGGAACCAGCCAGGCAAAGGACCAAATGGCGAAAGCCAGAATTAGTATTTGAAAGGACTACAATGGCAGCATCATATCCAGGTTCGGTACGAGTATTTGATACAAAGTTTAATATCACCGACACCGTAGACGCTTCGCACCCCAACTCTTTACAAGAAGAGGTAGTTGCTATGCAGTCTATTATTGGTACAAACCCCCATGTTTCTACTGCTGCTAATCCTACAACCGCTTTTGTCGCCAGCTCCTTTACATACGGAAGCCTTTCTGCACGTATTGCTAACATTGAAAACGGTGTTGTAGCTGATTCACACACTCAGTATCTGCGTAAAACTGCAGACGGTGCTAATAGCAACAGAGTTGACACTGGTAATTCAGCAAATCGCGGAATTATTGTACGAGGGGCTCAAAATCAGACTGCAAACCTTCAAGAATGGCAAAATGACATTGGAGTTGTTCAAGCGGCTGTTACCCCTACTGGATTATATACTGGCACCATAAACGCAACCAACATTATTGGTAGCGTAACCGCAATTCCTCAAGACGCAACAATTGAACAAAAATCTTCTAATTTTTCATTAGTATTAGCTGATAAAAACAAAGTATTTTGGTGTATTAACACTGGTGCGGTTTTAACAGTGACTATTCCTCTAAATGCTAGCCAAGCTTTTCCAACTGGTTCTCAAATAACTTTTATTCGTGGACAAAACCAAAATGTAACGTTTGTTGGAGAATCTGGCACAGTTGTATTAGGCGCAACTCCTGGTCCAAACTTAAGAACGCAGTGGTCAGCAGCCACTCTTATAAAGCTTGCTGAGAATACCTGGACTCTACTTGGCGATTTGAGCGCCTAATGTTAATTAGAGTCGGACCAGTTGACTCCCAGAAAAAAGTACCGCCTGGTGTAGCAACTCTAACCTCAGCAACTGATACTGGGTCTAATAGAAACTTTGATGACGGTGCGTGTAACCTAACATGGACTGCGCCTACATTTGATGGAAAATCACCGCTTGTAGGCTATGACCTTGTTGCTACTCCATCTGACGGTGGTGCAACTATTACTACACAGGTTGGGCTAACAACAACTGGAAATGTTACTGGTCTTCGTTCTGGTATTGAGTACACTTATACAGTTAAGGCTAGAAATCAAAGTAGTACTGGACCTAACTCAGCTGGCAGAGGACCAATTAGAGCTACTACAAAACCCAATATCCCTACAAACGTTTCAGCTTCTAATTTAAATACTGGAAGCACCGCATCAGTTTCATGGTCCGCCCCAGCTAACGGCGGCTCAACAGTTACTCAATATACTGTAAAGATTGTTGGAACTAGTACAACTCTAACAACTTCTGGTACCTCTCTTACCTTTACTGGATTAACTAACGGCAATAGTTATAGTTTTGTTGTTACTGCTACAAACGCAAACGGAACCAGTGCTGAATCAAACCCGTCTAATGTTGTCGGTATTACTCAACCTGCGCCTGCGCCTGCGCCTGCTCCATCACCTAGTGGTAGTACCTGCACAAGTTGTTTCCAAGACACTGGAACTAGCTATTGTTCTGGAGCAAATTTAGTAATTAACCAAACAGACCCTTGTTGTGGAAGAACAACAACGCCAAGAGTTGTTACAGTTAACGGCTGTGCTTCTCCAACTCCAACTGCTCCACCAGTAACATGTTGCCAAGATGACGACGCAGGATTTTGCAATAACGGTACTTGGTTTCAAAATCAATTCGACCCCTGCGGAAGCACTTACTGTTCCCCAAGAAATACTGGAAGTCCTTGCACCACAAGCGGTCCCTATGATGCAAACACCACATATTGCATATATACCAACTCGTTTGTTCCAACTTCGGGGTACCCAGGAAACTGCCAACCTGCCCCAACTCCAACAGCTGCTCCGACTCCAACTACTGCTCCAACTCCAACTGCTGCTCCTGGACCTGACGCTTTTGGTTGCCCTCCAGGCACTGGATTTGCTGGCGTTGGTCGAGGATGTATACCTACTGGTCCTGTGCCAACAACTGCACCAACTCCAACTGCCGCACCAGTAGTTGTAACCCCTACTCCACCATCTCAACCATTTGCACCGTGGCCAGAGTATTTCTACACAGGCGTTGGTGGTACTCCGCAGGCGCCAAGACCGCAATACCCTTACTACTGCTTATCTATTGACAGCATGATTCCTACTCCAAATGGGGATAAAAGGTTATCTGAGTTAAAAATTGGTGACCAGGTTATTTCTGCACGCTTTGAGGAGATTGACCCAGACGACCCAAACGCAGACTTAATTGTGGATACTTGGTCTTCAGACAGCTTTACCTATCGTGAACTAGATATAACAACAATTGTTAATATCAGGGAGTGGGAAGAAACTGGCCGCTACACTATTAATAATAGAATTCATGTAACGGGCTCTCACCCATTTGTTGCAAAAGAAGCCGCTGATGGGCGCTATTACTATACTCGCGCCGCTCAGCTTGTAGAAGGAGACCTCTTGTTTGATGGAGATTTAGAGACTTGGGTCCCTATAACAAGCATTACTTATGCTCCAAACATTAGATTTAAAGTTCGTACTCTTAGCACCGAGCCCTATGATATGTTCTTCGCAGAGGGTATACTAGTTCACAATAAGTAAAGGACCTAATATGGAATCAAAAATCGTTGCACCAGGGATAGTTTTATTTGAGAACATAGTCCCTGACTATAAAGAGCTAGTACAAGACATAGAAACAGTAGGCAATTCACCATCTAAAGTAATTAGGTGGAAACGAGCTACCGTAGGTTCTCCTACCTCTGGAACTCAAGTACATGAGGCTAGAACCAACTCATCTATTCATCTTCAAGCAGATTGGGCTACTTTAGAAAATCCAGATTTAAATGCTGGAGGACAGTTAGCAGTAAAACTAATTAATAACATTCAAGATGCGTATAACAAATATAAAGAATATTACCCAACGGTAAATTCTGGAGAAATTCCAGTAAGCCCTATTATTCTACGATATCAAACTGGTCAAAAATACGATATGCACGCAGATGCTGGGGGAGGAAATAACCGCGTATTATCTTTAGTTTGGTATGTTAATAATGAGTATGAGGGTGGAGAAATTGACTTTCCATACTTTGGGTATAAGTTAAAGCCACCAGCTAATTCTATGATTTTCTTTCCTTCTAACTACATTTATGCACATATAGCTCACCCAGTAACTGATGGAACAAAGTATGCTGTGGTTATGTGGATACTGGAAGACACAACTCATTTATGAAATATTTTTCTGATGATGCGGATATGGGTACTCGCCCAATTGTAAAAGACCCAATTATAGTAAGTGACGTGCTAGAGCCAGCTAGATTTGCAGAGGTTGTAGAAACGGTTACTAACTACCCTTTGGATGAGCTTAGTTACGATAGAGGTTTTGGCCGTTTTATGTTAAAGCCTGGGTCAAGTACCTTGCCAGACGACCTATTAAAGGAATGTCAGCAAAAAGCAAGAGATATATTTGACAGCCAAACTCTTCTACCCACATATGCTTGCTACGTAAAGTACAAAGGTGCTAGAGCTAACTTATTGCGCCATAAAGACAGCAATGCTTGCACATATACGATTGACCTTTGTTTAACACAAATGGTTGAGTGGCCGCTGTACGTTGAGGATAAAGAGTACATATTGCAACCAAATCAAGCTTTGTGTTTTTATGGAGAAGACCAACTTCATTGGCGCGGACCATATCCAGAAAAAGATACAAATATAATAGATATGATATTTCTACACTATGCAGAACCAGACCACTGGTATCACACCAAAGGAGCGGAGTACTACAAAACAATAATGGCTAGACACAACGCTGTGATGTAATGCCAGTAATTAAGTTTTATCCTACTGACGAGGAAGTAGGAGGTTTTGCTCCTCCTCCAGTCCCCGTTCGGACAATGATGCCAGAATGGTTTAGAAAGCTTCCGCCTTACTTAACTCAAAAGCCAGAAGTTGTAAAAGCTATTGACGATTCTCCAAATGGTGGTCATTTTTTAAACGTAACTGGTAAGAAGTGCATGTCTATGATTGATACGTTTACCACTGGGTATTACTTTCTATGTCCCGTAGATATATTTATAGACACTACAAATCCAAAAGACATTCAATTAAAGTGGAGAAACCCTCGTTACGAGTTTATATTAACGCACAACCCAGAGCAGGTTGGAGATTACCCTATAGATGACAACCTTTGTGAGGATATTTTAAGATGGGTTCCTTTTTGGTGCGCCGTAACCCCAGAGGGATATAGCACACTTATTATTACCCCAGCCCATAGACCAGACCTTCCTTTTGTAACAATGACTGGAATTATAGACACAGACAGCATGCCTTCGGCTGGAGCTTTACCTTTTCACATAAAGAAAAACTATAAAGGAATTATTAAACGAGGAACTCCTATTGCTCAGGCTATACCCTTTAAAAGAGAAGAGTGGAGTTCTGAAATCGTAGAGGAAAGAAGTCAGGAAGTTCGTGATAGGCTAAATCTGATAAACTCTTCCTTTTCAGGAATGTATCAAGAAAACATGTGGGAGAAGAAGACGTTTAAATGAGCAAAATTTCAGATAGATTTAGAAACAGTGATAAGGGTAAAAACCTCCCCAAACCAGTTAGGCCGTGGGATTTACTAAAAACCTCTGAGCCTAGGGCAACGGATGACGTTGCTTCAGACAGGTTGTCTATCTGCAGGTCTTGTCCTGAGTTAATGCCCCTTACTGGTCAATGTAAAAAATGTGGTTGTGTTATGCATTTAAAAGTAAAACTAGCAAAAGCCTACTGTCCACTTCATAAATGGGCCCCAACCCACGATACGGAATAAAAATGACCCCAAAACTGCTGGTAAGCATCGTAAACTACAAAGACCCAGAGTTTTTTGAAACTGTGAGGAGTCTTTGGGACACTTGCGAGTTTAAAGATTCTATTGTGTTTTCTTTAGTTGATGAGGATGAAGCGCCTAAAGATTTTTCTTTTATTCCAGAAAAAAATTTAATTTACAGATATTTTTCCTCCGATAAATATTATGGCGGGCTGTGTTGGGCAAGAAACTTAGCTACAAAGGTAGATTTTAACTATGATTACTTTGTTCAGTTTGATTCCCATTCTAGAGCTCGTAAAGGGTGGGATATAAGGGGGTACGAAAACTATAAATATATAGAAGCGGCGTTTTCAGAAGAAAAAGTATTAATTTGCTATGCGCCTCCTTCTTATTTTATAGATAAAGAAGGAAATGTAGATATAGAACTAGAAACCAACAAGTTTGGACAAAGAGCTGTTTGGTATAAAGACTTAGTTCCAGGATATGAATTTCCTGGGTATAGAGAATTAACTGGAACAGAGGTTGCAAAAACATATTGGACCACTTGTATGTACATGTTTGCTCCAAAAGCTTGGATAGATGAAGTCGGAGTAGATGGGATTGGGGCTTTTAGTACTGAGGAGTTCAATCAATCTATAAGAACGTTTTCAAAGGGTTGGTCTATATACGCAATTGGGGCTAGAGACGTTTTTCATCAACACCATGATTCTTGGGGACGAAACTATACAAAGGCAGCTTTACGGCCTTGGGGTGATGAAAGAGAAAACGCTTATTGGGACCATGTACTAAGGGCTACTAACCACCTTGGCAGACTTCTAGCTGGGTTAGAAGACGTGCCTATAGAAAAAGTAAAAGAATTTTTTAAAGTGACTGAAATAGATGAGCGTTTCTTAGATATGTCAGACGCTTACTACGATACGGTTAATGCACGAGGTAAAGCTTTGGGAATGCCACCAAGACCAAACAGAAACGGCATGCCCCCTCTACCCTCTCCAGACGCACCAGTATTTAAGCCTGACAGACCGTAAATACTCTTAGACAATAGGTAAGGCGCCCCCGATATCAGGCGTTCACTACCACTCTAGAGAATAGGTACAAAATGGCAACAGATTCTTCAGGTCGACAGGCCGTCGATTTTGTATGGGGCAACTTCCCTATGCAGCCAAACGACGACCGTGCGGCTACAGTCACCAACACTGGTGGTTCAACTGGCGATTACGGTTGGGCACAGACTACAAAAGTAGCAAGCGCTCGTCTTGACGCAGCTCTTGACAATCACGCAAACGTAGAAGCTGGATGGTCAGGCTATCCAACATTTACTGCAGGCGCAGGTAACTATATGGTTACTGAAGCTTCAGGTAACGGAACAACCGTAACCTACAAGTCACAGAACAGCTTAGCTGCAGGTGATGTTGTAAATATTACTGGTCTTACCGCATCTTCTTACAACCTTTCAAGCGCAACTGTAGCTAGCGCAAACGCTCTTCAGTTCACAGTAACTAACGCTGCTAACGGCGGCTTAATTACTGGTCAGCGCGGTAAGGTTGAGTCAACAACTGCTCTAACAGCAGCTGATGGCGTAGGTCTTGGAAACATTATCGTTCCTAGCGTACTTGGCGATACCACAGCAGTAGCTATTGACGAACTACGCGATGCTGGTTACGAGTTGGCTAACATTACAACGGCTTCAGCAGCTACTAACGCAGCTGTAACCGTTACAGCAGCAGCACGCACAGCTGGTCAGACAACCACAACCATTACCGCAGCCTCACACGGCTACGTTACTGGCAACAAGGTTACGCTTTCTTCTGTCGATGCTTCAGTCAACGGAACATACACAGTTACACGCCTTACAGACAACACCTTCACAGTTACAACTACAGCAACCACAGTCTTGGCCCTCACAGGCATTACAGGCTCAGTTGTGGCAGTTGCTGGAACTATCAAGTCCCAGAGCACTGCAGCTGGTGCAGCAGGCGTTGCAACAACAGCAACAATTACTATCACCCCTTGGGCTGCTGCTTCCTAATAGCGCCCAACAAAAAAGCCCCCTGCTGTTACGCAGGGGGCTTTTTCTTTTAAGCTAGTTTATTGTCGGAAACTCCTTATAGAAGTCTTCAAATCTTTCTCCATTTGTCTGCCCTGGGTACACCTTCCACGATGTCCAGTCAGCTCCTCTATTTGACATGTGATACGCAATTTTTGCGTTAGTCACGGGGTCAAAGAGTTCTTTATTAGTTTGTAGGTTAAATTTTTCTCGCCTATCCGCTCCTAGGTCACCAAGCATATTGATTTGGAAGATGCCATATGAGTTATCTCCCGTGTTCGTATTGTCGTTGTGGGCAATAGGTCGGCCGTTCGATTCTTTCATCGCTACGGCCCAAGCAGTCCTGAGGGCCTTTCCCTCAAACCCGACTGCTTGAAGCAGGTCTTTAAGTTCCGCCTTGTCTAACGACTTGGCATTCTTAAAGTCAGCTAACGGGTCTTCGACTACGACTATAGGTCGTACCGCTTCTTGTGTACCCACATCCGCTCTTGCTGCTGCAATTACAAATGGGCTACCAATCAGTACCATGACATAAACCATGATAATTGCCAGTTGGCTGTTTTGCTCTTTGCTGATATTAAGCATTTGATTGCTCCTCTCAGTAGTGGCAAAAGGCTCCATTGCTGGAGCCTTTCAGGTTCTAGACTGCCACAGAGTTACAGCAACGGTCAAGTTAAGCCACGCATAGAAAAAATAATTTTTTTACGCTGACATAATTAAAATCTCAGTATTTAATATAAATACGGTATTTCTGCATTTTATTGCTACACGGACAACATACACGCGTATTCTAATTTAAACTACCATGGGGAGCAGTAAATGTCTTTTGCAGAATGGGCCGCTACGCTAGCTAGCTTGTCAGCTTTTGGAGCCGCAATCATTGCGGCTACATCATGGATATTAAAGAATTATCTAAAGAACTTTGTTCACGAGTTGAAGCCCAATGGAGGCTCCTCAATAAAAGACACCGTTAATAAGATTCACTTGGAGCTCACCGACCTTCGCATCTCGGTAGCCCGTCTAGAGGGGCGTTTTACCCAGCACCTAGAAGACGGAAAAGAGTAATTTAGCCTGACATTACATTTCTCCTGGGGCACACTAGTAGGTGACCTAAAAGGAGATTTTGATGGCAGAACAAGGTACCGCCGCCCGACTAGTAGAAGTCGCGCTTGGCGAGGTTGGCTATATTGAAGGTCCTAAAGACAATGAGACCAAGTATGGCAAATTTACAAAAGCAAATTATCAGCCATGGTGTGGCAGCTTTGTAATGTGGTGCGCCAATGAAGCTGGCGTTAAAGTTCCTAATACTGTTTATACCCCAGCAGGCGCAGAAGCTTTTAAAAAAACTGGTCGCTGGCATGAAGATAATCCACAGCCTGGAGATATCGTATATTTTGATTTTCCCGCAGACGGCGTAGACCGCATTTCTCACGTAGGTATTGTTATTAAAGATAACGGTGACGGAACTGTAACCTGCGTAGAAGGAAACACAGCAGGAGACCCTAAAGGTAATCAGCGCAACGGCGGCGAGTGCTGCAAGAAAATTCGCGCTTATAAGAAAAACAATGCTAAGAAACTTCAGGTTGGAATCGTTGGTTTCGGCCGTCCAAAATTTGCTGGAGCACCTGCTGCTGCCCCAGCTGAAAGTAATATCTGTCCTACTTGCAAGCAGCCAGTAAAATAAGGAGATAACATGAATAAAGCTATGATTGAGTCCTATGCACGTAACCTGCTTGGTCAAGTTATTGGTGCCGTGATGATTGTCATGCAGACAAGTGGAGTTGCAACCCCTCTTGAGTTCGGTGCATCAGAATGGCTTTTAGTTGCTAACGCACTATGGGCATCATTAGTGCCTGTTGCACTTCGTTGGGTAAATAAGAAAGACCCAGCATTTGGTCGCATTGCAGACGCTGCGGCAAAAGAAATTACAAAAAAAATTGCAGCTGAAGTTAAAAAGTCAGCTAAGAAGAAGTAAGGGGAAGACACATGGCAAGCAAAACTCAATGCGATAACTGCGATAACTCCGCATCCTATACATGTGCAGACCCAGGTGTAAACCCTGTTAACTACTGCACAGACTGTCTTCCAACCTGGCTACTGCAAAGAGCTGAGGCTGGTCACTTTCCATTAGTTGAACAGCTTCCAGACTCTGATAAACCAAAGAAGAAGGCTGAAGCAAAAGCAGAAGCGTCTTCGGCAGATGAAGGTAATTAGAAAACAGGCTGTACAGGTACACCCAGTACCAGACCGTATAACTGAGCCTCAGGGCCCTTTTCCTAGAGAACTGTTTAGGGAACAGAGGATAGTCACTGACTATCAGTCTGCCTATGATGAAGATGGGTCAGATGTACCTATTGGCGGCACTGTTCAAAATAACTTTGAACGCGTAATGCGTTGTGCCCGTTGTTTTGAAAAAGTGCTACAGTCTGAGACTAAAGACCATGTTTGCGAGGACGTAGCCGAAGATGCCGAAGAAGAATAGCGGTTATTACAAACGCTCCGCCGATAACGCAAATCGAGTACTAAACCTATCTCAGGCATTTGCTGAAAAACTTGGCGTTCAATCTCCAATTGATAAGGCGTTCTCTGCCGCTATCCCCATGGAAATCTCTCAGGGGTTTAGACAAAGGTCTGCTAACACTACTAACCCTTCACGCCCAAGAGCGCAAGCAATTGCTTATCATTCAGAAACTAAAGTTTTATATGTGGTATTTAGAGACGGTACTTGGTGGGAGTATAGAAATTGCCCACCTATACATTGGCAAAACTTACAGACAACAGAATCAACTGGTAAATATCTAAGAGAAAGCGGCTTAGACAAATGGCCAGACATGGGACCAGCAAACGTCTCAGACTTACCAGAGGATGGTGGACTTTCCGCATCTTCTAAAGAGATGTTAAGTTATGCAGCTGAGGTATCAAAAAGAATGCAGGCAGATACGGAGTTTTAATATATGAAGTCAATCGGACCACTATATGTTGGCAAACTTAGATACTGGCATAAAAAAGCCCTACCCATTTTAGAATTAGGTTCTACCCAAGAAACCGACTTCCCGTATAGGAAGGGAAAGTGTTTAGTATTTAGAGCTCCGTTTACTGAGCCTGGTTATTACTGTGGGGTGTTTTATAAAACCCCAAATGTGGCGCCTGATGACGAAGACGCTATTGATAGGCTATTCTTAGATGCTATGAAAGGCAGAAAAGCCTGGGTACCTGAAGATGGAGCATATGATGAGTTTTTTTAAAAAGGAACCGTGGGTAAAGCCTTTCCCTGAAAAAGTGGCTAAACGAGTATCTAGGATTCCAACAGCTGAGTTAGAGATGTGGGCTGAGCAGGCTCTGATTGAGATATCCAAGTGTTTATCTGGATATTCAAAGAAAAGGGACCAGGTTTACATTGATGAGGCCCTAAAGGGCTCTGAAGCCCTCCACGCAGTCATTGACGAGTTGCATCGCCGAGTGACTATCAAATAGGATTATGATAGAATTAGTTCTGCCTCTCTCTTCCTCTCCCGTGTGATGGCCAAAGAACCTGGGTTTCAACATCCAGGTTTTTTGTTTTCCTCTAAACTTTTCATATGGAGAATTACAACGTGCTAGAAGATGAAGAAGACGACCAATTTTTTCCAGACGATGAGCTGGAGGATGAAGATAGTATTCCTGAAGAGGTTGAAGAAGAACTTGATGAGCTTTCTAAAGAGTTTGTAAAAAAACTTGTAGATAAAACAATTACCTTTATGAACGCCCTTGTTGGGCATGAGCTACACCCATATCAAATGCCGCTTGCGCGTCGCATCATTGAGTCTGTAATTATTAACGACGGTGAAGAAATTACAGCACTAGCTGCACGTCAGTCAGGTAAATCAGAAACTATTGCTAATACCGTAGCAACATTGATGGTTCTTTTGCCACGTTTAGCAAAAATGTATCCAGACTTATTGGGTCAGTTTAAAGACGGTATTTGGGTAGGCATGTTTGCTCCTGTTGAAGGTCAGGTAGAAACGCTATTTGGTAGAACTGTTAATAGACTTACTAGTGAGCGTGCACAAGAGATTTTAGGCGACCCAGAGATTGATGATTCCCTTGGAAAAGTCCCTGGAGTTACACGACAGATTAAACTTAAAAACTCAGGTAGTAGCCTCATGATGATGACTGCTAACCCGCGTGCAAAGATTGAGTCCAAGTCCTTCCATCTTATTGTTATTGACGAGTGTCAAGAAGCAGACGATTTTGTAGTATCTAAATCTATCTCTCCTATGTTGGCGTACTACTCAGGAACTATGGTTAAGACTGGTACACCAACAACTTCTAAGAACAATTTTTACCGTTCTATTCAGTTAAATAAGCGCAGACAAACAGCAAGGTCTGTACGTATGAATCATTTTGAGTGGGACTATAAGGATGTTTCTAAGTTCAATGCTAACTACGCAAAGTTCATCAAGAAAGAGATGTTGCGTATTGGTGAGGACTCTGACGAGTTCCAAATGTCGTATAACTGCAAGTGGTTACTAGAACGAGGTATGTTTGTAACCTCAGCTATTATGGATGAGCTGGGCGACACTTCTCAGGAAACCGTTAAGGCTTGGCACCGTTCTCCAGTGGTAGTTGGTATTGACCCAGCCCGTAAGTTAGACTCTACAGTTGTAACAGTTGTCTGGGTAGATTGGGACCGCCCAGATGAGTTTGGATATTTTGACCACAGGGTCCTTAATTGGCTGGAGCTACAAGGTGATGACTGGGAAGACCAATATTTTCAAATTACTAACTTCTTGGGTAATTATGACGTACTTGCTGTTGGCGTTGACGCTAACGGCGTGGGTGATGCGGTTGCACAAAGACTCAAACTCCTCCTCCCACGAGCAGAGGTTCATGCCTTAACTAGTAGCCAACCTGAACAATCTAAACGTTGGAAACACTTAAAAGCACTAATTGACAGGCGAATGATTGGCTGGCCTGCACACGCCAAAACTAGAAGACTGCGCACATGGAAGCGTTTTTACCAACAAATGACAGATTTGGAAACTAAATTTACTGGACCAAACTTTCTTGCCCATGCCCCTGACGAAGCCCATGCCCACGATGATTATGCCGATAGTTTGGCCATAGCCGTATCCCTAACCTTGGATATGACCATGCCTTCTGTAGAGGTCTCTACGTCCCCGTTCTTTTCTAGGTAGTTACCACTTTAGCCTGACTTTACGGCCAATACGTAGGACACTTTTATACGAGGTCCTCAACCCTTTAATAAGGAGTATAAAAATGGCAATTGCCCCAACACCTAAGTTCCCTGAGCGTCCAGGAAATATTTACGACCGTAAAGTTTCCGCAGCGACTCCTGGACAGCGCGGCCCACTTCGTTTTGAAGAAGGCTTAGCAACAGATACAGATATCCCAACACAGTTTACTAACGGCGCTATGCAAGGCTACGAGCCAGCTGCAGGACGCCCTAATCGTAACAAGCCAGTGCACACAAAGACCGCAGAAGAAACAATGCGCGAACGTGCACATGTTGGTTCAGCTGCATGGGTAGAAGCACCACAGAATCTCTCAGAGTTTTCTTCAGGCGCTTTTGCAGACCACGGCGACAACCGCTTCGAACAAGAAGTTCGCAACGGCGCTCGCCAGTACAAGTCTAACCCAGCAGTAGTCGAAGACTAAAAAAGAGTCCGCGCCACCCCTGCACCGTATCTAAGTGCAGGGTTGGCTCTCTTTAAGGATTAACTATGGCACTGATTCAAGGTAAAGAAGTAAAGAAGACGGAAAAGCAGGAACCTGCTAATCCAAAACTTTACAACATGGTTGTTGCGCAGGCTCGCGCCAAATTCACCACTTATCCTTCCCCTGCCGCTGCTCACTGGGTTCGTAGCCGTTACAATCAACTTGGTGGTCAATATGTTAAATCTAAGAAAGAAGTAGACCCTCGTTTTCGCGACTACGCCGCTGAAGAAAAGAAAAAGAAGGAAGACCAACAAAAAAAGAAGGTCACCAAGAAGGTGGGTAAGGGTAATATCAGAGGCGAACGCTTCCGCTAATATAAATAGCGTGGTACCCTTTCCTGGTTGTTTTTAGAAAAAGGTGGATAGTTGAGCGGCATTGATTTTTCTCCCCCAAGTTATAGGGCAGCGTCCTCTGACTTAACTATTTCCATTTCCCC